AATATTAGTGCGGATGGCCGCCAGGTGGAACCAAATATCTATTGAGGGTTCTAGTATAAATGGGACACCAGACACCAATACATATGAGATAGTTTGAGAGAGCTCAACTGGTGTCTCGCTTTGGTGTCCAAGCCTTTATTACAAAAATGCCATCCATTAAACGTTTCCGTATTAATGCCAAGAACTATTTCCTTACATATCCCCAGTGCTCTCTAACCAAAGACGAGGCACTTTCCCAATTACAAAGCCTTGAAACCCTAGTTAACAAGAAATTCATCAAAGTCTGCCGAGAACTTCATGAGAATGGGGAGCCTCATCTCCATGTGCTCATCCAGTTCGAAGGAAAATACCAGTGCAAGAATAACAGATTCTTCGATCTGGTCTCCCCAACCAGGTCAGCACATTTCCATCCAAACATACAGGGAGCTAAGTCTAGCTCCGACGTCAAGTCCTATATCGACAAGGACGGAGACTCAATCGAATGGGGAGATTTCCAGATCGACGGCAGATCTGCTAGAGGAGGCCAGCAGTCTGTTAATGATTCATATGCCAAGGCGTTAAATGCAGGTTCTGTTGACGCTGCCATGGTTGTTTTAAAGGAAGAACAGCCAAAAGATTTTGTCCTGCAGAATCATAACATCCGCTCCAACCTCGAAAGGATATTCGCAAAGGCTCCGGAGCCATGGGCCCCTCCGTTTCAACTCTCCTCATTCACTAACGTTCCCGACGAGATGCAAGAGTGGGCGGATGATTATTTTGGGAGAGGTTCCGCTGCGCGGCCTGAGAGACCACTTAGTATCATCGTTGAAGGTGATTCAAGGACAGGGAAGACGATGTGGGCTCGTGCCTTAGGCCCACACAATTACCTAAGTGGACACCTGGATTTCAACTCAAAGGTCTACTCAGACGAAGTGGAGTATAACGTCATTGATGACGTACCACCGCATTACCTAAAGTTGAAACACTGGAAAGAACTGATTGGCTCTCAAAAGAAGTGGCAGTCAAACTGTAAATACGGAAAGCCAAGAGTGATTGAAGGTGGGGTCCCTTCAATCGTGCTATGCAATCCTGGAGAGGGGGCCAGCTATAAAGACTTCCTAGACAAAGAGGAAAACGCATCACTGCGTTCCTGGACATTGAAAAATGCTAAATTCATCTTCCTCGACGCCCCCCTCTATCAAACAGAAGCACAGGATTGCCAAGAAGAGAGCCATCAGACGGAGGAGGATTGATCTGGGGTGCGGGTGCACAATATACTTCCACATAGGCTGCACGGGGTATGGATTCACGCACAGGGGAGAGCATCAGTGCACATCAGGCAGAGAATGGCGTGTATATCTGGGAGATAGAAAATCCCCTTTATTTCAAGATATACCGAGTAGAGGACCCGTTGTATACGACAACCAGAGTCTACCACGTACAAATACGGTTCAACCACAACCTCAGGAAAGCATTGGGTCTCCACAAAGCCTACCTGAACTTCCAAGTCTGGACGACATCGATGAGAGCTTCTGGAACGACTTATTTAGTTAGGTTTAGACAATTAGTCTTGATGTACTTGGATCAGCTAGGCGTAATATCGCTTAACAATGTAATTAGAGCTGTACGATTCGCAACGGACAAATCATATGTAAATTATGTACTAGAAAATCATTCAATAAAATTCAAATTTTATTAATTCGTGATCGAATCGTAAAAATAGATTCGAATCTTCAAAGTTGCATACACAGGGTTAGAGGCATGAGTACATGCCATATACAGTAGAAGTGCGTTCTCCGTGTGATTCTCATACTTGCCAGCCTCCTGGTGGTTGTACACCACATGATTGTTGACCTTCCAGAAACGCTTGACAATGGCTTGCTCGTTGCTGGCATACTGTCCACCTGTCACCTTCCCATAGAACTTATGCATGACCTGGTAACGATCGCGAAGATCGTTCTTAACCGTAGCAGTGCTTGGCTCGTTGTCGAACATGTTGAACACTTGCCCAAAATCCATGGGCGTCCCATACGGTCTACGATCCCTGACCAACCAGAACATGACACTGTTCGTGTGGTTCTTGAGCTTGATGTTCTCGTCCATCCAGATCTTACCTAATATGTACACAGACTTAACACAAAAACGCTTACCCACGCGGTGGGTAATGCCATTACCACGTGTCACATCGGAGATGCACATGACCTTGCCGACATGTGAGATGTCGTGTCGCTGTTCATAAGACTGGACCTTACACGGGCCTTCACATCCTCTGGGCACATCGGGTGTCCTGATCATCCGATAGATCCTGGGCTTCCTGTACATGGGCCTGTTCACCCATTCAGAGGCCCTACTTGATTTTGGGCCACCTCCTCCACGAGGGGAGTAATTGACATTACGGCTAACCTTTGAGGTTCCCGCCATAGAGCGCCATGGGAGATCGCGCTTAGGCATTTCGAATTGAAGAGTGTGGCCCAGTAAGCTTTTCATTTATAGACCAACAACAACTTAGGGCCCAAGTTGTTTGAAATAACTAGGCGCGGCAGGCGCATTATCATTGGACGAAACAAAAGCTAGTTCCTTTAATTTGAATTAAAGGGAAAGCGCGAGGGGATCGCGCGGCCACCAAAGCGCCACGTAGGGGGGGGGGAAAATCGCGCGGCCATCCGGT